TATTTATCTAAACCAGTTTCGTATCGTAGTCTTACATCAACCATCATGTTTTCTTTTGATAATCTGGACTTTTGTGTTTTGCAATGTATTATATTACCAATAATCTCTGTACCATCTTTTTCTTTTTTCTTTGAGAGGTACACAATTGTTGAGGCAGCATATTTCAAACCAGAACCACCACCCATTTCTTTTGTAGGCATATAGGCACCCACAACATCATATGTATGATTGGTAATAACCATTGGCACTTTTGCACGACCTAGTTTTAAAGTTAATACTCTAAACGCAGCCTTTAATACTTGTGCCCTTGTCATATCTCTAGTTTCTTTTCCGTCTGCTGTGTCTTCTACTTCTTTGGTTGTAGATAACATACCTAAACTATCTAGAACTAATAACAATGGTTTTCTATCTGCTTCGTTTTGTTCCATGTATTTGTCTAACACAGTTAGGGATTGTGTTCTAAATTCTTGTACCGTAGTCACAGGCATGATAACCATTCTTTCACTATCAATACCTCTGTCTTCAATTAATTGTTTTGTTAATGCACTTTCACTCTCAAAGTAGATAACACCAGCATCTGGATTATTATCTAAAAAAGATTTACACATACCCAAGACAAAGAAAGTTTTACCTGTTGCACTTTCACCTGCCAATGCTGTAATTTTGTTTGAAGGTATGCCACCATGAATACTACCTGATAGTAAGGCATTAAACATATGAGAACCTGTGTTGATAAAAGTATCTACATCACCTGCCTCAACACCTTCGCTTACTAAACTGGCGTATTCGTTTCCTGTTTCTTTAATTATTTGTTTCAGAAAGTCTGGCATTATCATTCTCCTTTTGTTGTTTCTGTATCATTATTTGTAATTTATCATATATCAATCCAACGGTTGTACATTCTTCAGCACGAATACTACCTCTTTGTAAAGACGCTTGTATTATTTTAATTATCGTACTATAATCTGCAATCGTAAGATTTTGTTGTTCTAGTTTTTCCATAAGTTCTTTCATAGTATATCAGGTCTCCTATAATTTGTCAAGGACTTTCTCATATATAGAATCCGCTATTGCTTTCATCATTAACGGTGGTACCATTCTACCTATTCGTTCTGCCCTTTGGTTCCATTTACCAGTTAACTTAAAATCATCTGGTAATGACATTATTCTTTTCAATTCACCCAAAGTAAGTTTTCGTGGTTCGTTCCAATGAAACGCTCCAGCATTTGTTTGCCCACTACCCATTGCTGTTAACGTAGGTGCTGGTGCAAATTGTGATACCCTTTTTAGATTGAAGTGATGACCTTTTGGGTGATAGTCGCCACCAGTCAATACTTTATCTGGATCACTAGGCATTTTACTACCTGTATCTTTCCAGTATGCTGTATTCACAAATTTTTCTGTTAGTTCTTTTACTTCTTCAGGATCATATTCTAATCCTTCTAATGCTTCTTTCAGAGGTATAATTTTATCGTTTGGTTGTGGAAAAACATTTTGTATTGTCATGAAGTTTAATCCAACCTTTTCTGTAATATCATTTCGTATACCAATAAAGATAACTCTGGTTCTTGTTTGAGATACGCCATAATTTTTGCTGTTCATTACTTGCGAACAAACATCATAACCTATCTTTTCAAATTCATTTAATATTTTATTGTAATATTCTTTTGCTTCACCAATTGTTAAACCAGCAACATTTTCTGCAACAATAACTTTTGGTTTTATTTCGTTTGCCACTCGTAGAAACTCGAAGAATAAATCTTCAATGTTTTCTACCATCATACCATCAGAATATGATTTAGTCTTACCCCAACCATCAGAATGTTTACCACCAGATGAATGAGATAGTTTACCTGCAACACTAAACGCACTACAAGGTGGCGAACCATCTAATATATCTATATCAGTTGTACCTGCAATATCTAAAAAATCTTTAGCAGATAATTTTTTTATATCACCTGGTAGTATTGGTGTGTCTGGATAGTTTTCTCTATATGTATTTTGTGCTTCTTCAACAAACTCATTAATACATAAAATTTTAGCACCTGCAAGTCTGTAACCTGTAGAAGACCCACCACCGCCAGCAAATGTAGAGATAACATTAAATCTTTCTCTCTTGCTCGATTCTACAACATCTTTTAAATTATATATCATGCGAAAAAATCCTCAATTGTATTACTATCAGAAGCGTCTATCTTCCAATTGATAGCGTCAAGTATAAATCGTAATGGTTCCATAAATGATTTTGTAAACTGTTGTTCATAATCTATGAGACCGTGCATTTCAAATTCTTTAGGTAGTTTTGCCATGAAAGTGATTACGTTAGCATTCCACATATTCTTTCTTAAATGTACAAACTTACCTTTATCACCGTCATAAAATTGTTGAAACTTATGCGATACCTTTTTCATTTTAAGTAAATGATTATATAACAATGCACCTTTAACATGCATTGGTGAACCTTTCTTGTAGATAGATGTACCGTCACCATATTTCTTTACACCATTGACACTACGAGGAAAAGCAATATCTTCTGGTGGCAGTAATTCAAATTCTCTACGAAAGTTTACAATAAAGTCTTTCATTTCTTTTTGATCGCCCCCCATGATTACTTTAAAACTTTCTTTTAGTTTATCTCTACATGGTAAAGGTGTTGATGTTTTTACTGCCTCAATACCCATAATCTTTAATTTAGGTTCTGGATATTGAACACCCTCTGAATTATGTACATTTAAAATATATCTTTTCTTTGCTGTCCAGATACCTTTGTCTGCGATTGCCTCTCGTTTCATAACCATTTTGTGTTCATACACATTCATATATTTAGCAAGTTCTTGATATGACTTGTCTATAAAAGGTTCTAGTTTTTCTGAACAAAACTTATCTAATGCCTTTACAATTTTATTCTTGTCAGTTGCACCAGACATTTTTACAAGAGGTGCCATATTAATATAAACGGAATCTGTATCTGAAGCAATAATATAATCATCACCCTTTGTTTTGTATAGTTTATTAAAGTATTCATTTAGTTTTTGTTCAATCCAACGAATATTTAATTGGCCTGATGTGGTTATGGCTTCTGCCATTCTATGATCATAGTATCTGAAGTATTTGTTACCAATAGCACCATATGCACTATTTAGCGAAATCTTTTTGGAATGTTGAATTAAATAATTTTTTCTAGCAAGTTTTTCATACTTAGGATCTTTGGTATTTGCATATTGCTGTTCTGCCTCAAGCATTTTCTTTTTATAAATTGTTCTATCATTATATTCTTTCTGAATGATACGAGGTAAGAAGCCTTGTTTACTAGTTCGATACATTGTGCCATTTGCAGCCATACAATTACCGTCAGAGGTATCTACTTGTTTTTCTAACAAATCAGAAACATCTATATTTTTTTTGTCTGGTAAAATCATTTCAGGTGAAATATTATATTGCATAATCAAATGTGGATATAGTGAATTGAGGTCAAAAGATACAACCCAATCATGAAAACCTACTTTAGGATCTTTTACATATGCACCTACAAGTTCTGGTGATGTAGGATTCATATCACGCATTGGACAAATAATATTATCTTTTAGTAATTCATTAAAGATAATTGTATCCCACATTCTAACTTGTGAGAATACATCTTCATAATTTGCCTTAGCATTATATGCCATTGTTAATGCTAGTTCAATTAGTTGTAATCTATCTTCTAGTTTATCAACCAGTTCAACATCTTGTATATTATAATCTATAAATGATTGTATATCTTGTTGATACCATTCTTTAAAAGTATCGTATGGGTTATCGTCTTTTTGTTCACCTAGTTCTACTTTACCAATATGATCTAGTCTATAACTTTCTTGGTTCTTAATTGTAAATTTACGATATAGTTGTAAATAGTCAAGTTGAGCAATACCTAATAATCTATAATATGTGTGTGTTTTACCTAATTCATATGCTTGGTCTTCTTGAATAATATTCCAAGGTGACATGCGTTTCATAGATGAACCACCTAGTATTTTACCAATACGTCTAATCAGATATGGAATATCAAAGTATTTACTATTCCAACCAGTAAGAACATCAGGTGTATATGCTGACCAAAATTTTAGAAATTGTTTGAGTAAGTCTCTTTCATTTTCACATTTAATATAATGTACGTTATCTTGTTTTACAGTATAGTCTGCCATACCCCAAACTAATATTTGTTTTTTAACTTGGTCTTTGACAGTAATACAAATCATTTTTTCAGCACAATCTTCCACATTAGGAAAACCATGCTCACTCTCAACCTCAATATCAATTGTGTATATACGAATTTTATCTTTATCGTATTCTACATTACTTGGCCAATAGTCAGCCATATATTGATATTGAAATCTATCTGTGCCGTGTAAAAAATTTGGGTGTTCTTCGTATCGTTTGATTGCCTGTCTGGCATCTTTGATTGATTTATATGATTTAGATTCTAGACCAAGACCTGTCAAAGATTTATATCGACCTTTACCTTTTGTAGGTATGTAAAGACGAGGAACGTATGGAACACGATCCTCACATCTTTTACCATTGTCGAAATATCTAACAAGTAATTCATCACCGTAAGGCGACACATTGGTGTAAAAATTCATAATATAATTATATCAGGTTTTGACAATAAAGTCAATATTAAAGTGTGTTATCTTTAAAATGTTTTTCTAATACAGATAATTGTTCTTCGTAATGACCAATCTTATTGATTTCTTTTTCTATGGTTTCTATGATATCTGAATGCTCACCTATACCAATAGACTGATTCAAATAGATATTAACGTTTGCCTTATGTTTGGCAATCTGGCCGTTAGCATGTGCTACTAAGGCGTCATACATTATTTGTCTCTGGTTCATCATTTCCTTTCTTGCCAATATTATATTTTGGCTCTAATACCCATTCATGTTTTTCTTTGAAGGGTAAAACTTTAATCTGTGATAATGGCGCTTTACTTTCTACCTCTACGGCATTTACTAATTCTACTAAACCCCAATCGCTTAAAAGTTGTGCAATTGTATTTCTGCGTTCAATATCATTAGAAAAAATATTTGCTGTTTTGCCATCTAAAGCAAACAGTTCTTTAAAGTGTACGATAAAGTATCTACCTTGTTTGTGTAGAATATGACACGATTGATATATCTTTCGTTCTTTTCTACTTGCTACACCTATTCTAGTTAGTGTCTCTCTAATTTTTAGGAAATCATCAGGCTCTTTGATTTTGACCTCGAGCATGTTCTCTGGTTTCCATTCTATAACTTCACTCATTTTTTTCCACCTTTATATAATCTCTCTTTTATATAATCAAGTTGTTTTTTTGTCATTAAAGATATAGCCTCTTGTGCCTTCTTATTTGAATAACCAAAGTGTTGTTTTACAACATCTAGGTCTTTAATTTTAGAAGACTTTAACCATTTACTAAACCTTTTTCTAGACTTAATACTATTTAGATAAAATGAGAATTGCATATGTTTTGATGCATGATGCAATCTATTCATTTCATTCGCAAACATTACTGTATCTGAAAAATATGACAAACCTTTATT